TAAAAGCAAGAATAATTTTATTCGATGAGACAACAGAATCTGGACAGGCGGAAAGTGGGTGAAAGAAAAATAATTTAGAAAGGAAGGTGAAATTATGGACATCAAATTAGCCGAAGCGATTAAAGCTAACAAGGGCATATTAAGGCAGTTGACTTATCTAAACAACGAAGTGAAAAAGTTGAAATGCCGTGTCGACTATTTGCCATACCCGAATGAGCAGGAATTGCAGGAAATGAATTTGTATGAAGGCACGGACTAAAATAATAAGTTATGTTAAGTAAGGAGGTAAATTATGATAACGATAATCACAGAAAAAAGAGAATTAACTTTAAGAATGACAAGTGGCTACGGAATTGTCAATGACTATTACTGTAAAAATGAATGTCCATATTGCAAAGGTAAAATAGTAAATATAAAAGCTGGATATAATGCTTGCTATGATGGCGAGTGGACTTATGTTCATAGTTTTGATTGCGAGAATGGTTGCAATATAAAATATTCGGATATGAGAAAACATAACGGATATTCTGAATACGAATAGGAGTTAATAGATGAATTGGAGAGAGATAGAAAAAATATTTGCTTGGATATTCTTTTATATATACATAGGAATAGGTGTATTTGCGTGTGGTGCAATTATATATTATTGGGCTATAGATGTAATGAAATATATAAATAAAATAGGACATTAAACCAACATCCTATAACATATTAGAATTGAAAGATAGGGAGAGCCAACTAAAATGAAAGGAAACAATATATCCATGTTAACTATTAAATGTGCTGTAAACGGCAGGGGAATCGATGAGGTCAAGATATGCAATTTAGGCAAGCTAAACAAGGATGGCGAATATAAGTATCAAGTTGTGACTAAACACTATGACTTTATAATTTGGCATGACAGGAAGAAATCATGGTATTGGCTGATGGAAAAGGTAATAGAAAAATTAAAGGTGATGGGGGGATAGATTATGGATATGAAGGAAGCGATAGAAAAAATTGAGAAGGCTTTTTATTTATGGATATTATCTGCATCAGTAGATGAAAGGGTAGAATATGAAGAAATAAAGAAAACGATATTCGAGCTTCTCCGACAAGGTGAGAAGTATCGGCAGATGTGGGAGGAATTATTTAATACAGTCCACCCTGGACAAATGAAACAATTATTCTCTACCAAATCTGTATTTTTTCCCAAAGATGTAGACCACTATTCGCTAACTAGTTTAGAAAATCTAAAAAATAGATTACAGCAAAAATACTTCCCGAAGGAGGCTACCCATGACGACAAGAGATAGCTATCCCTACACCTGCCCGGTCTGCCAAAACGAGGTCGAGCTGACGATAGACAAGAACTCCTGCCCGTTCCAATGGTCGCTTATCGGGCAATGTAAGCATTGCAATCTCAAAGTAGATATATTACAGGACGACTGGGAAAGGTGGGAGAAGGAGAAGAATGATAACGAAGATAAAAATAGCTGAAAAGGACATTCAACGAACTATAAAGGATTACTTACAAGTTATGGAAAATCAAGGTAAGCTGATGTTTATACGAAGCAATTCCCTTGCTGTGCAGACTGCAAATGGAAACTATATCCAGACTGGCAAAAAGGGCAGTCCTGATATATTGGTGTGGATGTGTGAAGATATATGGTATGACGAAATTAGATGTATTGCCCTTGAAGTTAAATCTACCATAGGCAAACAAACAACAACACAAATAGAGTGGCAGAATAAGTTTGAGGGTTTTGGTGGGGAATATTATATTGTTAGAAGCGTGGAAGAAGTAATGAAAATAATAGAGGGGAGGTGAGAAAAATGGATATTAAAATTTTGATGATAATTCTTGCGGTTGTTGAGTTTGCGGTTTTTCTATGGGTGTGTTGTTTAGCAAGCGTGATATATGACCTTAAAAATAAAATTAGATATTTAGAAAGTGATATAAAAAACTTAAACAAATACAGTGTAGGTTGTAATTATTACGATGCAAGAGAAATATTAAGAAGTTTAATTTTAGAGTTAGGGTATGAGATTACTGCTGATAGTCTGAAATTCACTAAAATAGAATAGATAATTTTGATAAATTAGAAGGGAGGTGATTCTATTGCACGATTGCCCGGCAAAAGATTTTAGAAGAGGAGGGTAAATGAAATGATAACCTTAAATATACCCGAACGCACAGCCCAGACGATCCTCTACTGCATGAATGACGCTTACGACAACAGCTACAACGAGAAGTTTAAGCTTGAGATATTGCAGGACAAGATGAGGGTGAAGAAGGGAATGTGCAGGGCAGAGGGCAGAAGCACGAAGGGGATAGTAGATTTTAGGTTACAGGATTTAGTTAAGAAATATATGGTGAACTGATGAAAACAAATAATACGGGGGTAGGCAATTAAGCTAAGTCTACCCCTCGTAAAAAAGGAGAGAATTATGAATACGAAAGAAGCAATAGAATTTTTAGAAGAACAAAGAGATATGTGTCCACAATATTATATAAGAAAAGAATATGACTCAATTATAAAATCATTCAAGATTGGCAGGTTATATCAGAAAATCATTAAAGAAATAGAAAACAATTTAGTTGATAAAGATGGTGCCTTCCGTTATTCGTGGGCATCAAGGGCATTAGGTATTATGGAAGAAGCTGAGCAAAGATACTTCCCGGAGCCAAAAGATAAAAAGAAGAATAAATTTGTGAAGGAAATAGAAGAAATAGCTGGAAATTTATTTATAGAAAAGATAGAGGAAAAATTTCAGAAATTTATAGAGGAAATAAAATAAAAAGGAGAAAATATGTCTAAAAATGTAGCAGACTTGACAAATACCGCTACAATTAGAATAGAGGGATATAGAAAGCAATGGCATTTAAAATTGGCATGGTAGAAACCTACGGCATTAACCCACCACAAAACTCCAAACCACTATGGAGTGATAGTAATATTCTCGATGAAGATAATATTATTGCCTCGATAGACCTCCAAGCAAGCCTGCAAAAACTATCCGAAAGAGAAAGAGAAATTATTTTATTAATCAACCAGGGATATGTGGAACGAGAGATAGCAGAAATGATTGATATTAATTATGTTAATGTCCACAGGATAAGAGAGAGAGCCACCAGTAAGCTAAAGGAAATGATGAATGGAAAAGATACAATTCATAGCCTCTTTACCTGATATCTTATCAGCCATTAATATAGCAGGGCAGGACGGCAACAGCAGGATCAAGTTAGATATACCGGCAAGCGATATCGGGGCAGTAGTGAAGTTGATAGAATTGAAAGGGAAAGCATTTAAAGTAACGATAGAAGAAGTGGATCAAAGTGGGAGTGATTGGTAATGGCTTATGCAACAAAAGCAACAAAAAAAGACCTTTTTCTAAAAGCATACAAAGAGCAAATGTGTAATATTAGCAAGGCCTGTGAAGTTATTAATATAGATAGAGCGACTTTTTATCGTTGGATAGACAAATACCCAAAGTTTACCGAGCAGGTCAATGACATAGATGATTCATTAATTGATATGGCCGAATGTTCTCTTTATAAAAACGTGAAGTCCGGCGTACAGAAGGCAGTCGAGTTTTTTCTCACTAACCGCAAGAAAGATAAGTATAGTAACACACAAAAGAACGAAGTCACCGGCGCAGACGGCTCACCAATTAAATATATTATCGAAAAGACCTATAACGAGCCAAATCCTGAAATTACCGAAAAAAAAGACGTCCAGGATTGATTGTAAGCTACGCAAGATAAGGTTCGCTTACGATATTACCTGTTAAATAACCACTAAAATATAAATCTTCTACCCCGCTGATAGAACTTTCCCTGTTGTAAGAGTAGTCCCCAAGTCGGTTTCTTTTATAATAAAAAGTTTTTCCTCTGGGATAGGTGGGGTAGCCGGTTTACCTACTAAAGGAAAATATGGCAGAAGAAAAGATAATCCGGGTGAAGCTAACTCTTAAACAAACCGAGTGCTGGGATGCCTTTTGGAACCCACTAGTCACTCAAATACTTTATGGTGGTGCAATGGGTGGGGGAAAATCTTATATTGGTTGTAAATTATTAGACCAATATGCAACATGGGTGATAGAAGAATTTAATCTTAAATCTACTAAATACCCTATTAATTTGGGCTTTTTAGGGCGTGCCAGGGCAGTTGATTTTAACGATACGACACTTGAGACATGGAAGAGAATCACACCTGACCATTATTATATTCGTTCACAAGACAAAGAAATTGTCATTGAAGATAAAGTTAAGTATGCCTTTGGCGGGTTAGATAACACCGAAGCAGTAGCGAAATTTAGTAGTGCAGAATTTGCAGTAGTATTTATAGATCAAGCGGAAGAATGTAAAAAAGACGATATAGCAATATTAATGAGCCGTTTTAGATTACAGATTAACGGTATACCATTACCCTACAAGGTATTATTCACAGCTAACCCAAAGAACTGCTTCTTAAAAGATGAATTTGTATTAGGTAATGATCCGAAGAAGATATTTATTCCTGCACTGCCATACGATAACCTTGAAAACCTGCCACCGACCTATATAGACTCACTTAAAGAAGCCTTTAAGCATAGACCGGAGCTACTTCTCGCTAATCTTGAGGGGTCATGGGATAGCTTAGAAGGTGCAGACATCATCATTAAAGACCTTTGGGTATGGCAGGCCAAAGATGTACACCACAGCTATATCGACAGACCCATTAAGGTATTCGGTGGGGATATAGCCAGGTTTGGGGATGACAGAACGGTTGTTTATTACATGGAAGGCACAGACGTGAAGGAAGAAATGATATTCGGCCAGAAGGACACCATGTATACAGCCGGAAGGATACACATTTGGGCGCAGGAGAAGAACCCTGACCTGATAGGCATAGATGTTATAGGGCTGGGTGCAGGGGTAGCAGACCGGTTAAGGGAAATGGGCGATAATGTTATAGAGTTTAACAGCTCGGAGAAGGCAAGCGAAGAAATCAAATATAGAAACCTACGCGCAGAGATGTGGTGGGGTGTAGGCAGAAGGTTTGCAGAAAAGGATATACAGCTAACCTGGGATGACCCGGAATTAAGAAGGGAACTAAGTTCAGTATCTTACTTCATCAAGAATGGCAAGTTTCAGATTGAGCTAAAAGATGACATTAAGAAGCGATTAGGCAGAAGTCCCGACAAGGCAGATGCTTATATCATAGGATTGTACACATTGGATCATGCAAGTATCGCAGAGGGTTTTCAAGGGCGTGACTACGATGACGAAGATGTCCGCAGGGGGAACGAATATACAGGAGTTTAGAAAGGGGGAAATGATGAATTGTAAAAAAAAGAAAATATGTGAAAACATTATGAATAGATTTGCCGAAGCAGTACATTACAAGATAACAAGAGATATCATGCTAAATGGAATATGTGTTTTAGAAATGGGCAATTTAAGCGATTTAGATGAAATTATTGAGATACGCAAGAAATTAGATAATAAAATATCCATTTTTAGCGAATGAACAATAGTACACACAGGGAGAGTCCAGGGGCGAAGGATTTGAACTATATATGGATGAAGAGCAGGTTGTAAAGACTAAAGGGGATATCCTCAAGGAATGGGTCTTAAAGCATCATCAGGTAGGTAAGGCGTTCTGGCAACCCTATCAGGCAGACTGGAAGCAGATTAGGAAGGAATTTGAAGGCATATACCTGCCCGAAAAGGAATGGTATCAGTCTAATATTATTGTTCCTACCCTTAAAAAAGTGGTGCGTGCCTTATGTAGTCATTACATGGGTATACTGCTATCCAAAGGGGCTGAATCATTTGATATTGCACCGGGGGAAGAATCCGATAAGGACAATGCTGAATTATTACGTTATAAGATTATCTATGACCTGACCACACTTGAGATAGAACGCAAGATGTTACCGATACTGCAAAACTTTGTTTTGTATGGCTATGCAGTAGGATATGTACCCTGGAAGCATAAAGTCGATAAGCAGAGGACAGGGAAGGATAGCATAAAAGAAGTTGTCACCTTTGACGGACCCGACCTGCAATGTGTAGACCTGCAAAAGTTTGTTTCAGACCCCAATTGTTTAGATTTATCCTCATGGAAGGTATACGAGAAGGATGACGTACCTATCCACTACCTCAAGCAGAAGGAAAAAGAGGATGTATTCTTCAATGTTGATGAATTAAAGGGCAGTGTCTACCCTGACGAAAACAGGGAAAACAAGCATGACGGCAAAGTTAAACTGCTTGAATATCACGGACTCATACCAAAAGCACTGCTTGACGGCAAGACTGACAGCCTTGTCGAGCCAAATCCCTTTGATGACGAATATGTACAGGGCATAGTAGTGCTTGCCAACGAGGATGTCGTTATTAGGGCTTCGGAATACCCCTACTGGTGCAACGATATCTTTGTAGCCTTCACCAATGACCACATGGTAGATGAGATAGTGGGGAAAGGTGTAGGAGAGGATATCAAGGCTCTCGCACCCATGCTCACCAATCTATACAACAAACTTTGCGACTGCATTAATATCATCACTAATCCCATGTATGAGGTTACAAAGGGCTATCTCGGCAGTGGCAAGACCATATTATCAAGACCGGGAAGAATGTTAAGGGTTAAACAGCCCAACTCTATCCGGCAGATTGAGACCACTGCACAGGCGGCCTCACTCGGCAAACTGCAAGAATTGATTGGCATGATAGATAAGATCATTGAAGAACTGACAGGGGCTACTCCGCAGGTCATGCCAACAGGGGACAAGAAAGATATCCACAGCACCGCAGCAGGACTTCAAATGATGACCCAACAGAGTATGCAGCCGATTAACACAAAAGTAAAGTTTTATTTAGAGCCACCCATGAGAAAGATATTAGGCATTATCTACCGGCACAATATACAGCACTTTAAGAAAGAGAACGCAGTCAGGATATTAGGCGAGAAGGCGAAGAAGTTTAACCTGACCGAGATTACCAAAGCCGATATCATGATGAAGGGCAACCCTGACTTCATACCTACCGGAATAAGCGGATTCCTTGAAAGGGCTACCGAGATTAAGAGCTTGTTAGAGTTTATGAAGATATCCGCAGGGGCTATGGTGCCGGTCATGAAAACCGACATGATGACAGGAGACCAACAGCCGATAACAGGGGAAGACGGCAAGTCTGCCATGAAACCAGTCGTACAGCTTGCAGAAGTGGTCAGGCGTATAGCCGAACTGTTCAGATTTAAGGACATAGAGAAACTGATACCCGAAGAAGAAAAGATGGAGAAACCTAAACAACTATCCCCTCCACAGGCGGCCTCCCCGTCTGGCATGGCTGGACGGCCCACCCCAACTGCCCAGCCTGGAGGGTATCTAGGTGTAGGAGGAGGAAACAGGGGTAATATAAAGGGGGAATAAAGGAAATATGAGTATAGTAGAAGAATCTTCAAAACTATTAACATATTACGATATGCAATGGGGCAAAAGATTAGGTATTGCCAAAAAAGATATAAAAGATGTCTTAAATATGATTTGTGAAGTATGGGGAGAAACTAATTTTAACATAGACCACATACAAGAATTAGCTATATCTATGTATTACGAGAACAATCCACTCTACCGTGATAGCGTAGGTACAGAGGAGCTTTAGCGAATGAAAATACCCGATAAGATCAAGGTAGCTGGTCATAAGTACCATGTAATATGGGACGATAAAAGGCTCGAAAAGCAAGGTTTAGTAGGGCAGACCAATATTGATTTTAAGGAGATTATTCTCTGTAAGCACTATAAATCTAAACGTGCAAGGGCTAAAAGTGAGATAGAAGAAACTTTTCTACATGAGATTATACACGCAGTAGACAGGCACTACAACGGCTGGTCGTTAAGCGAGAAGGCAGTAGACAGGCTATCTAATGGCTTATACCAAGTCTTAAAGGATAATTTTAAGTTATAGGAGGAAATTATGACCGATAAACCTAAGCTAACCGAAGAAGAACAGCAGCTTGCCGCATCAGCACAAGATGCGCATAACCTGATTGAGCTATGTAATACCAATGGCTGGAAATATATCAGGAAGGCATATTTTGATGTCAGGCTGAAAGAATGTAAAGACTACCTGCAAGACCCCGAAAATACCAATATTGCCGACATACAGGGCAAGAGGTTTGTATTGGAGTTTATACAGACCTTGCTTGATGAGATTGATGTACGGGTAAAAGTTGGGCTGGCAGATGGAGAAGATTTAGAAGAGATTAAGGAGAAGAGGAAAGGATAAAGGGGGAATGATGCCTAAAACATATCTTGATACGATGATGGAGAATAAGGAATTTAAGGAATTATTTGATAAGGAATATAAGGAATTGGAAAGGGAGGAAGAAACAATTAAAATGAAGAAATTAGAAAAATTGGAAAAAATATTCCATGACCATAGTTTAGGTCTGGCTAACATGGATGCATCACTAAATATGGGAATTACCAAAGATACACTGATATATTGTGGAAAAAGAGATAATAATGGCAATCCAATAACCCATACACTTACAAAAGATTATGTTCAGGGATATCGTGATTCCTATAACAAATTAAGAAAAGAGATTATAGAAAAAATCATTGATGAAAAGGATTTTGAGAATGCAGAATAAACCTAACTTAGAAAAAATGAGAGATTGTAAGCATTTTTTATGGTTTGACGAATTAGGCAGAGTTGGGAAAAAGATATATAGAAAGTTAAGAAAAGCGAAGGAAAAAGAAAGAACAATGAAAATAATAATAGAAGAAAATGGTTAATACGACTCCCCGACAATATGTCGGTTAGGTAGTTTATATGACTGCCTTGCTTTAGAATTATAAGGGAGGCTACAGGGGAATATTAAACTTAAATGAAAGGAGTATTATCAAATGGCAGACGACAATAACCCCAAAACCGTCCCTTCAACCGAAGGACAAACGGACAATAAGGCTGTCAACGAACCTGTTGATAATATCAACGCACCGCTTACGCTTACAGAGGCAGAAGCTATTGTAAACGCACCTGAAGGGCAAATTGAAGCAGAGATTGAAAAGAGCAAGATGAAGAAGGTAGACCCGGAAAAGATCGCACCTGATTTAATCGCATTAAAGAAACAGCAGAGCAAGATTAAGGCAGAAGTAAAAGTAAAAGCTGATGATGTCAAGCAGGAAACGAAGGAAGTCGAAACAGAAACAGAAAAGGAAATCATTCCCGACAAGTTTAAAGACAAGACACCCGAAGAACGCTTAAAGATGTTCCATGAGACCGAGGCATACTCGACCAAGTTAAGCCAAAAGAACAAGGATTTAGAAGCAAGGATAGCCGAGCTTCAATCGGTAGAACAGAAGATAGCAGAGCTTGAAAAGGCTTCTGTTGTCAAGGCTCAAACTTCTACAGCTATGAAACTTCCCGAATATCCCTCGCAAGAACTATTCTATGATGACCCTGCCGTATATAACCAAAAGGTAAAGGAATACTATGATGCAAAACTAAACGCAATGGTATCTCCGCTATTGGGTCAGAATTGGAACAGTCAGAAAATGGATATCATCAACAAGCTGAAAGACAATACTAAAAATGATATCGTACCCTTTACAGAAGTCGAGAAAGAAGTAGAAAAAAGAATCAAACGAAACCCTGCATTGATCAACCAATACGGATTAAACGCAAGCACTGTTGTCTACAATCAATTAAGAAATGAGATGTTGCCTACAAAAATAGACGAAGTTAAAGACAAAGCCAAAGAAGAAGCAAAGCGGGAGTTACAGGAAGAAGCTAAAGCAATGAATAACACGCAGATTATGACAGATGACCTGGTAACTCAATCACGGGGAGGAAAACCGGTAGAACTTGCAGACAGGCTGGCAAAGGGTGAAGACCCTGAAAAAGTTATAGCCGCCTACAAGGAGAAATATAAAGCCGATTTTCAGTTCTAAAATGGGGAATACAAAAAAATAAGGACGTGATTTATTATGACAGGTTTCGCAACCACTGGCGGAAGTGTAACAAGTTCTGCCAATGACAACAAAACTCTGTATAAGGCAATCTACCTCAAAAATAGAGAGCCTTTATTAACTTTCCAGCAATTTGCACAGCAACAGAAAGATACTGATATTCAACTGCATAAGGGCGATAATGTTGAATTTACCCGATATGCACCACTACCGGACAGCTCGACTTATCATTTACTGACAGAAGGAACTAACCCTGACGCAACCAAACTTTACTCACAGACAGTCAGCGCAACCGTTAAAGAATATGGTGATTATGTAAAACCATCCTCACTTAAATGGCTGACCGCATTTGACCCATCATTAGGTGGAGTGTCAAGACTGCAAGGTGTTCAAAGTGGTAAAGACTTGAACTTAAAGATTCAGAATGTACTCGCAGAAGGATTTATGGGTATGAGAGCAGATTCAGACAGTGACTATCAAGGTGAGATTACCGCAGCCGGAACAGGTACGACTACCGTTCCTATATGGGATGATCTACCTGATGGCGTGGGGTCTGCTGATACCGGAGTTATCGTTTTTACCAGCGGTAACAACGAAGGACTTTCTAGAACTTACACCTACGCAAGTGCTACGACTTTAACCCTTTCCAGTGCATTACCTTTTGTACCTGCTGATGGAGATACCGCAAGAGTATGTGGTACTGAAGGATTAACCACGGGTGATAAGATTACTCCTGCCATCATAAAGAAAGCAGTTGCTTTACTTGAAGAACAGGAAGCACCTTTGTTCCCTGACGGTTATTTCCATGCCATTATGCCAAGAGGACGTATGAAATATGACTTCATGAATGACAGCGAATATATCAACTTGAAGCATTATGCTGCACCTAAAGATCTTTACCGGAATTTAATCGGTGAATTTGCAGGAGTCCGTTTCCATGATGATACCAACCCTTACAGACATACAGCAGCAACTATCGGTACTCGTGTTGCAGCGGGAGCAGTATATATGATTTCCATGTTCGGAAGTGACGCATTCGGTAACATCAAACTTGCAGGCGTAGACCAGGAATATTATATCAATCCTCCTGAATCTACCACTTCTAACCCACTTAAAATGTTTGGAACTATGGGCTGGAAGAATATCTTTGCACCTGTGGTCTTGAACGGCGCCTGGGGAGTTAACATCTTCGCAGTGCCAACAGCAATATAAGTAAAAATTAAATAATGAAAGAGGGGGATTTGTTCCCCCTCTAATTCTCTGAAAGGAGATGATGATAATGGAATGGACATCAATAGTAGAGGGTGCGTATGACTGCACTATTAGCGTAGGCGACGCACACGCTGATACAGTTGCAGCTACCATTCAATTAAAAGACTTTGCAGACAATAATCTAACCGTTCCCACTAATGTAAATGCTTATTTATCAGAGTTAGCTACCGGTTTAGATGTTAGCGCTGTTACTTTGACTACTGATTTGTCTGCTTCAGTCGGAGATAGAGAAATAGTAGTAGCTTATAAGTTATATCGGTTAGTGAGTACCGCAGCTGGAGCTATAACTATAAGCATATCATATACTACAGAAGCTGATGACCTTTATTTAGTGGTAGTTCTGCCAAATGGGAAAAAGGTAGTAAGCTCAAAGTTTGAATTTGAATAAAAAAGAACTCTTTGAAAGGAGATGAA